AAAACCTTTGTTAAATTTCAGTTATTGCCATAGATTTTCGGTTAAAAAATAAAAACCAATCCTTTGCTTGAATAGCTGTGACCTTTCGTTTTAGTTAATAATTTATATAAGCTTTTTGTGCGTTGCGATTACTTTTATCTCTACTATTCCCAACTATCAAACCACCTTGCGCGCTAGTTATAATCGTCGAATCGAATAGTACATTTTTTTTAAAAAACCAATAGTACATTTTTAATGGTGTAATTTAGCAAATAAACGGTACTTAAACGCTGGTTTAACTGCGAGTTATCCAGAGTTAAAGAACTCGGATACTTGAACTGAATGATCGTCCTTAGAGCTATGAAAAACGTAGAAAAAGAGGTCAAAGTAACAGTGAGTTACAAGTTAGTCAAAGGGCTAAAGGGTTACAGGGTTGAAAGATCAGTAGATGGATTGGAAGATCAATTATCAGTCGCTCATGTAAAAGAAAACACAAGCGAATTCTTGAAAACCTTGAACGAGGAGGAATTTGTAAGTCTTATTGAATCACTGAAGCTAAAGACTCTCTAATATGAAAAAGATACTAAGAGAGACCGCAGTAACCTACCGATTAATAGAGGAAGGCGATAATAAAATAGCAATCATAAGAGAAGATGAAGAGGATATGATGGGTACATATCTTTTCGACCGTAGCAGTTTAGATACGATAAATTCTATGACCGATACAGAGTTTAGAAAACATTGTGAAAAACAAACCTATTATTGATGGAAAAGGGGCTGTACAGCCCCTTTTTAGATTTTATACCTCGTAGTTCCTTGTGAGAACTTCAACCTTACTTTTACCCTTCCTAGCGCTCATACGCATTGTAATTTCATCGCTTATCCAACCATATTTTCGCACTGCTTGGGACAACTCTTCAGAGGGATAAGAACTTAATAAAAACTTACCTTTCACAGCGCCTAAAGTTTGTAAAAGTGCCTGATAATCACTAACTTTATAACCAGAATAGTGCCCGCAATTACTATTTACATATGGCGGATCTACGTAATGAAATGCCTCAGGATCATCGCGTGATCCAATAATCTTGACCGCATCGTTGTTTTCTATTTGCACATAACTTAGCCGCTCCTGATAGTAGGTTTTGAAAGCTTCGCGCTTGTTAGCTAATTTAATGCCCATACTAGGCTTCTTTTTATCATAGCCCCACGACCCTATCTTAGAAACAAACCCTTGCTGTGTAGCTACATAGAACGCCCAAGCCCTCCTAACTTTGGTGTGTAGATGAGGACGTTCATAGATGTGCTTTGCATCTAGATAAGACTCTCTGCTATGTAATGTTGACCGGACTAAACTTTGCAACTGTTTAAAATGGTTTTGAAGACAATAATAGAAATTTGTAACCTCCCCATTCTGATCGTTTATTATCTCAATTTTGCTAGGATCCTTAGCCCAGAACAGTGCCGCACCGCCGGCAAAAGATTCGGTATAAATGTTATGTTTTGGAACAAGTGGTAAAATTTTTGGCAGTAATTGTTGTTTGCCTCCGTAATATGAGATTGGTGTTTTCATTCTGTTGTATATTTGCAAAGCCAATCAAGACGTACTAAAAAGACCAGCACCCGAGGGCTTGCCCCCGGCATGCTGGTTTAGTATGTACTCTAGTCTTGATTGGCGTTGAGATGAAGGGGTCGGGGGCTAATTATTTTGTTTGCAGGGAAGTTCTTTCCTTTACTATTTCGTCTGTTAACGTGTCAAGTTTCTTGATCAGGTTCTTTCTATCACTTTCAAGTAAGTACTTCATAGCATCTATTAGCTTTGTTGCAACTCCGTAATAAAGCTTCTCCATCATTACTTTGTTTTCTGGATCAGTGATAGTGAATGTGTAAACCTGGTCAAATTTATTCTTTCTAGACAGGACAAACCTAAATGGATCATTTTCAATCCGTAGCGATATATCTGTTAACTCCTTTTTAGTAATAAGACCCTCTTCTTGTGCAATTTGCTTTGTCAAGTCATAATATTCGTTCCTTGCTTCTTTAAATTCCTTTTGAAGATCAATTAGGCTCATATTCTAGGGATTTAAGATTTAATTTATAATTTCTCAATAAAATATATTTTGAAGATACAGTAACTTCCAGATCGCAAAAAATCTCATAACTTCCTAATTCAAGCGAGGAGAAAAACTCCTCATTTAGGGCGTTTTGACCGAGACTAACAGAAGGTATAATCAACGATCCACCATTCACTTCTAGATTTCTTATTTCTATATTAGAAATGACAATCTGATCGATGTTGGCAAACATATCCTTAATATCAACTGTGTCTAGCTTTAATAGAATGCTTGAAATATTGAACCCGTTTAAACTTCCGGCGCGGATACCATTCTGAATTTTAAAACCAATGCTGTCCAGTGCAATCCGAGCACCTTTTTTTATCGCAAAGCCTTTCATTATTACAAAATAGCAGTTTCAACATATTGATCCTTTATCCATAGGCGTATCAATAATTCCTTTGCTACAATCCTTACTTCAGAATTATAATCAAACCCATCCTCACCATTGGATTTAACAATAACACCATTTTGATCCAAATTAACCGTAGGCTGAACGTCAAATCTAAATTTCAGCCAAGGGAGGGTCGACCAAGGTATGTTATCTTTAGCACGGTATTTCATTTCATAGGTTAAATGTGCTGGATTTACGTCAGAAGAACTATCCTTTCTGAGTATGTCCAAACCAGCAGCATCAAAAAATCCGATCGATGAAATCTTACCAACAGCTTGTTTGAATTCCAACTGAATAGGATTGGCCTCCGTACCAATTTCTAAATAGTCATTTCCTGAAGGTATGCTCAATTCACCTGAACTGCTAGCAGATATAGTTGGGTGACTGTTTACTGCGTTTACCATTCGCAATGTGTCGGAACTTGAAGGGCCTTGGGTATAAAACCTCTTCAGTAAAGACGATTTTTTACAAAATAGATTATTTGGCAACCTTGATAAAACCAAGTTTTCCGATGCAGAGGATGGAGTAAAATCAAAAAATTCCGCATAAGGAAATGGGTCTTCCGATAGAATCACCGGATTTGTTCCGATTGAATTGTTTCCATTTGTATCAGTGCAATTAAAGAATAAACAATTGTCAGCAGATTGCAGCGACATATTAACGCAATTCACAAAAACACAGTTCTTATAGTGTCCAGCCGTTAATTCACTATCAAAGAAAATGCAAGAATCGAAATTAATATTCGCAGTCAAGCATCGACTTAATATAAAAATTGTATTTATCGATCCCGAATCTGTTGTATTGGAAACAAAAAAGCGCGTATTTAAAACAATACAATCCCTAAGGGCTCCCGGATCAGACCTATCGAAACGAAACAGGTTATAATTTTGAATTATACATGTACCATTCCCACGGACGAATGGTGTTCCCTTCATCAAAATGTTTTGGTTATTTCCGTCGAGTATAACTAAACCATCTACGTGCAGTCTTAAATTTATTTCGTTTATGTAAAAATTTGAATAGTATCCTGTACCAATCACGAATTCCACATGACCACTAGTAATTTCGCTTAATTTTGAAACAGGTCCTTTGTTCGTACCGGTTTCTATGGTTGGCGCAGCATTATTTCCAGCTTTACCTGATTTACTTATAAAGCCTAAAACAGACGCATATTCGGAGGCTGAATAATCATTAATTCCAAATCTCCAATTACCCTTTATAATAGCCATAATCTAACTAACTTTTAAAACCGCTTCCAACCTAAACACAAACACTAAAACATTCTTATTTACACTCAAATCTTGCAACACAGGGCCGATACTGGCAGGCGGAAGCATGCCCATCAAATTGACCTCAATGTTGTCTTTTCCGGATAAAAGTTCTTGGATAAAACGCCCTACCTCGGCTTCTTCCATTATGTTACCCGATAGGTCTATCTCACGTAAATTCGGGAAACCGGCAAGGCTAGGAGCGGTCTCAATTTTATTGTTCTTCAGATCGATGTTGGTCACTGTAGAAGGTGCGCTAAACCCTACTGCAACCGTCCGATCCGCAACCGCTAAATAGTCATGGCTTAGTGTGACCGGTAGTGTAAATTCCTCAAGAAAGCCATCGCCCCAGCTGATTTTTCCAGTGCCCTGGCCATTAAAATGGATTTGCATCCGAGTAGCAGCACTGCTAAACCTAAAAACAAAAGGGGCAGGTTTTTCGCCCGTGTTAATCCTAATGTTCCTTTGATCAAAATATCGTTTTGTTTGTTCATCGCTAACATCATCTTCATTTACTTCGTATTCATCTCCAGCATTCATTCGGCTATTAACACTAAGCCCGTTTCGCTTAACAAGCGATATTAGCCCCTCAACGCTCCCAGTTTCCTGTACAGCCAGATCAATAATGTTTTGCCCCTCGCTAAGTTTTGCCATAGCACTACAACTTCATCAATTTGTACAAAACCATGTACGGCTGGCGGTTCTCGTGAGGTTCACCGTTACCTTCGTCATTGACAGTTATACCTGTGGCACTGTTTTGGATTGTAATTCCTGTTTCTCTACTTTGAATAGTAGCCGTATTCAAAAGGTTTGGCTCGGTTCCTGTGCTGTTAGTATTATCTAATCCAGAATCAATAGTGTCCTGACTATCAACCTTAGACAACCTATCAAAAGCGCCATTGCTATGGTTGTGGCCTGGGTCGTTCACGCCGTGACTATGTTGAGGATCAGTAACACTATGACTATGAGAAGGCATTTGGTTTGTATTCAATGTCACTTCCTTCTGACCGCCAGTTACAGCAATTGTATTGTAATCCGCATCAGTTGCCTTATGACCTACGGTAACAAGCCCCCCCAAATCAGGAGTATTATTTTGACCATTACACATTGCAAAACCAGCATACTCATTCAATCCTAGACCAGAACTGTCGAAATTTTGCAAGAAAACGGCTAGATCACTAGCGTTAACATATTGATCCACAATCATACCTTTCAAAAACAACCTATTGGTTAAGCTCGCTTTAACCGCTGCTAAATCATCTTTCGGATTGTTCGAAATTTGATCGAAATCCGCTATATATCCAGACACCCCAGATCCACCTGGGTTTCCAAATGTGAATGTAATCTTATCCTCAGTCTTCAGTACATGGGATCCAACGACCTGATTACCCTCATAGATTGGGTGTGGCTCATCGCTGGCATCCTCCGAAATTGAAACCAATAAAGGAACCTGAATGCCGTCCGGACTTGTACCGCTCCAGGCATCAACTTTATAATATTCTGAATTGTAATACAAATACCCTTCAGTAATTGAATAATCATTTCCAGCCTGGCTAACCTCTACACCTACAAGCCTAGTAACCCCAGACAAAGCAGCGACCGCACCACCAACCGATTTAGCTAAATCAGCTGTAATATCGGCCAAGTGCTTCAGGTCAAGCAACGTGATATCAATATCTTTAACGGGTAGGTTTAATTTCTTCATTAATACACTATATTATAAAAAGTACCTGCATGCAGATATCTTTCTAACACCTCTTTAATCTTTGTTTCTTGGTTAGATAAGCCAGGCGCATTAACAATGACCGTTGCAGGAATAAGCGGAGCTGGAACCCGGTTTAAATTATAATAGCACCTTGCACCACTACTTGTACTGATCCTTGGCATACCACCCCGGCCACTAACTCGGAAGGCGTTTGTATTATGGATGTTCGTTTGAACCGTAATCGACTGATTGTCCAGCTTTGTCCTAAGTACAAATTGTAAAGTCAATTGCTGAACAGGGTACTTCAGGTGATCCTGAATAGTATTGTTCAAAGCAATCAAACTAACATTAATATCTACAAACGGCCTTAGTAAGGCTTCAATAAATAACTGAACCGTACCGTCCCTTTTCCCGAAAGAAAGCAACCGGTAAACCAACAATCCAACATCAATATTTTTAGGCAAAAACCGGCTCATAGTTCAAATTCAAATTATCAACTTCGATATACCCGGAGAAAGGGAAGTAAACCCTTCCTATGTTTTCATAAGTCCCTACGTCCGGCCTTACCTGCACAGAGGTAAAATCAACATCAGATACACTTTCCAATTTCCTGACCGAGTCAATTAGTGCGTTTTTTTGCAACTCACCATTAAACGGAAGTCCGGTTAAAAATTGATTGATAGCCGTTTCAACTGCGGTTTGAATATCAGCTAATCCGGCCTCGGCGTTGTAATGTATCGTTCCTGTTAGGCTTAATAAATCGGCAGGTTCGCTAATCAAACTGATTTGCATCCCCGGACTTTGAATAGCCCTCAAATAAGCTTCAGCTGCAACCTTTTCGTCACTTGTTAAAGCTCCAGAAGCCTTGGCAACTTTGACAATCATTGCACCTAGACCGGTCACGGCCACACGATCAATAATTTGTTTAGACTCATCAACCGGATCATATCGGACCTGATAAGTAACAGGATCAACAATTAACGATTCCGTAACCCCAGGCTGGTATTGAAAGCCTTTCATTTTATCAGCATACCAGGGAGCCGTTTGCACGATTGCCGTATCTTTTGCCGTCTGGATCTCTTCTTTCGCTATATCCCATAATGATTCATGCAACCATATAGCATAGCCAACTATATCGGCAATCAGGTTATAGATTGCAGCTACCGAAGTGCTATTCAGAGCCGGGATCTTCTGCCTGATTTCGGCTTTTATCAAATCTGTTATTTCCTTTCTTTCCCTTGCCATTATTTTGCCGATACACTTATTGATCCATCCACTTCGATAGATACTTTCTGAACTGTAAAACCATCTGACCTTAAAACCCTTGAAATACGCATAGTCAATTCACGCATTTTATTCACTGGAGCCTTGGCAAAATCAGTTGCATTAACACCAACTCCAGGGTAAAAACGGAAGTCCCCAAAATGGCTTCCAACCAATTCTTGAATGTGGGTTTGGCTACTTTCAGCAATCACCAAGTCCCCATTTACAACAGCCAGGTTATTGCCATCTGTTTCAAGGTCAAAGCGTTCCATTGAAGTAATCTTTTAACGCATTAGACTCAAAATGTAAATAGAAACCAGAACCGGGTTGACCTATATTTATTGACCATCCATGCCACAAGCATAGGATGAATAGGCCAACCAAAACACTTAGGCACATAAGCCTAAAAACATCTAAAAGTATGGGTAGGTATATCGTCATTAGTGCTTGATTGTCGAGTCCTCTAAATCGCTTTTTTTAGTATTCACAAAAAGCGGATTCGATGCCGGATCCGGTGTGGTTGGGTTACCTGGAGAAGTAGTCAAATGTTGGTGTGTTTTCATTTTATCCTCTAACCTGTTCAACCTATCAACAAGCGTTTCCAGTTTTACCAATCCGCCGTTTTGCCCACCGTTAAAAACATGCCCATCCTTGGTAGTCTCAAACGATTTTCCATGAACCCCGAATTTGACCTTTGTAATTACTGAAAACTGGCACACAGATAATTGATCAATATCGTTTTCAATTGCCAGGACCAGCACGGTCGATTTTATCGCAGGTATGATAGTAAACTGATCGTTTGAACCTGATAAAACAGAATTAAGCCGGGCTTCAATACGGGTATTTGTGCCAGTCAACTGAACAGTACAAACCGATGAAGTTTCATCCACCTCAAGCACAGTAGCTTCGAGGATAACCCCAACACTCAAGGCCACTGATTTAGGTTTGATCAATTCCCACAAAGCCTGGCTTAATCCTTTTACATCCATCTTATTTAGCTTAAGCTTTTAGACCGAGTGAGATCTTTCTAGTAATACCGGGTTTAGAATTTAGCTCCCATCTAATCCGGTCAACATAATGTTCCGATTCAGTTTTGGAATAGACAGGATCTTCAATCCTTACTACATCACCAAAAGACACGTGAGGTAGGCCGAGGGCTGTCAGCTCCCCGGCAAAACCATCACGTTTAGCGAAACGCAGCTCTTCATTTGCAAGCTCGGTAAGCCTTGCTTTGTCCATTTTTTGAAAGTTCCTTGTTTGGACATCACCGCCCGGATCACCAACCTCTACGATTATCTTTTCCCCATTCTTTTGGTTGCTAATTGCCCGGATCAGTATTTGATTATCATCAGGGTTTTTATAGGTAAGCCTCCAACTCCGTTCAGGTACGTTTTCACCAAATCTTAATATTGGTTTAGATGCATTAGGTATATCAGAATAGGCAAACCCAATAAAGAGAGTTACCCGCCCTGTATCAGCGTCATGTTTGAAATAGGATCTAAAAGGAAAAT